AGAACGCAACAAGGTCTATGGAAACGATTACCATGAAAATGGTAGATTGATGGCGGCGTTATTTCCGTCAGGAGTGACGTTAGTCACGCCTGATGACTTTAATCGCTACTCGATTTTGGTTCATATCGTCACCAAGGTTGGACGTTATGTGCGTAACTTCAAGGAGGGTCATTCTGATAGTCTCGATGATCTTATCGTCTATGCGGCTATGCTAGCTGAACTCGATCAATCAGGAGGAGACGAAATATGATGTCATTTCTTCACTATCAAGAAACAGCTATTGCTACCGCCATTTATCCAGGCCGCTCCTCCATAGGCGGTATAATTTATTGCGCGCTTAAGCTTAATGGGGAAGCAGGAGAGATTGCGGAGAAGGTTGGTAAAGCCTTAAGAGACGATCATGGTAAAATTGATCCTGTTCGACGTATGGCTTTAATTATGGAACTGGGGGATGTTCTTTGGTACATTAATGCACTCGCAAAGGAGCTACAAATTCCATTAGAGGAGGTGGCCAAGTTAAATCTTGATAAGCTAAAAGATCGCAAGGCTCGCGACACTCTTCATGGAGAAGGAGACGACAGATGATTGAGGATCAACCTTGAGAAAGCTCGATTGGACTGATTGGTTAAGGCTTGAAAAAGAGATGGTGAGAAAAGGAGAAATAGGAATGATCGACATTTGGCCAGACTATGTAATCTTTGATGGGCAACGGATCGAACGCAAAAATGGAATATCACGGTCGCAATGGATAAGATTTTGGGAGCAAGTAAAGGAGCTTTATCCACGATGAATGATTTTCGCAAGCAGATCGCTGACGCTCGCCACAACGTTGCTATCGTTCGCACTTTTGGCGGTGGTGGTACGCTGCTCGATTTAGGAGCTAACATCGGTGAAGTCTCGATACGATGTGCCGATATATTTGATTGCATCGTCGCGGTGGAAGCGCATCCTGATACCACACGCGTCCTTCTTCAACGAATATGGGATGCAGATTTAGCGGCAAAAATAATTACATACAATGCTGTGGTTGCAGTTAAAAGCGGAGTAAGCTTTTTTGTATCGAGCCCAAGCGAATGTTCGACTGGCGCTACAGCACGTCGCGTTATGCGGTTAAAGGATCGTCCAAAATATTATCGTGAAGTAAACTCGATCAGTCTCCGTTATTTCATTAGCCGCTATCGACCGCGGTGTATCAAAATGGACATAGAAGGGAGCGAATGGGATTGCCTCCTTGACGAGAGGCTCAATTTGAAAAGTGTTAAGCATTTGGTGGTAGAGTTTCATGGTTTGGGCAATCCTCTCCGTCGCGCTAACCTCGGTAATGTTGAGCGGTTAATGGCTAGATGGGGGCTTCGCATCGTTAGCTCTAATCTAACAGATGGTTGGAGTAACGCAACTCTCGTTTTTGGAAGATCAAAATTTGCGAGGCTATCATGATAGCTCTTATCTGTGACACAGAAACTACGGGACTTGTGAACAATCACATATTAAAACTGGATCAATTACCTGAGGTGATCGAGTATTGCGGCTTGATCGTTAATTTGAAAACTGGTAAACTCATGAATGAATTTACCACTCTTATCAAACCTGTTGAATATCCAATGACCGCCGATACCATCAAGGATACCAAGACACAACTCAATAATGGAATACTCGCCAATGCGCCACGTTTTGAATCCGTCGCTCCTCAAATTAAGAAACAGATTGAAACAGCTCCAGCCGTCATCGCTCACAATCTCGCCTTCGACAAAGAAATTATTGATACAGCATTTGAACGTTTAGGCCAATCTCTTACTTGGCCTAAACGACTTATCTGCTCAGTTGAGCAAACTGCCTATCTAACTGGTAAGCGTCTTTCACTTACCAATCTACACAAGCATCTCTTCAAGAAGGAATTTGGCGAGGCTCATAGAGCTAGACCAGATACTGAGGCGCTAATGCGCTGTTGCGTTCGTCTCTACAAAATGGGAGTAATCGGATGACAACTGTAACTGTAATCACTGGCAATGAAGGATCAGGACGCTCGCTCGTTGGAGAGTGCTTAGCGGCTCATATTCGTACCAGCCGTAACAAGAATACATACGCCTTAAATAGCCAAACGCGGCTCAAGCCGATGAACTTTCATCCTGACCGACTAGATGACTTGTTTTTAATTTCTGGATCTGATAAGGTGGAACCTTGGATGCATAAATGGTTCGAGCGATTTGGTATGCCGCTCTTTACAATCCATATAACAAGACATGAAGAAGGCAAGGAAGCTCTAGAGATTGTTCAAGCTTTAGCGAGCGCGATACGTGGAGATGATGATGATCAGAACCGGACATAGTTTCAAGATCGCATATGGGCATCTTGAAGATGTGGCCAGTCGATTAAAGGAAATCAACTGGCGATATTTCCCAATTGCCGATCGCTGCTCCACTTTTGGTTTCCGTAAATGGAGTCATCTTGTACCCACTCCAATTTTTGGAGTGGAACTAGCTGTATCCATAGACAGTCCCATCACCAAGAATACTCCGCGCGACTATTGGACCTTCCTCGCGATCAGCGACCTTAAGCCGCTTCACGATCTAATTGGCGTTGCTACGAGCGTTAAAACAGGGGAGCCTGTTTTAACGTACAAGCAAGCTTTGCGAGCGAAAGGACTCATCAAGATCACTGGCCCTTGGGTTCTGTTCGATCATATTAAGCCTGAAAAAGTTTACATTGGATTATCTCCAGCACTACCGCTGGGGCTGTACAAGAAGTTGAAGAAAAATAAATTCAAATTTGTCGCGGCTCAAGACAACCATTATCCTCGAATAGAAGACAAGGAGATATATCGCGTCACCAGCTGGCGTGGAGGGATGCAGACTTATCCTCAACATATCCTCTCGGATGAAGAGTGGAAGGAAGCTTGTTACACCATTGCTGAGAAGGATTTGAACGCGGCTATAGCCTTGCGAAATAAATTGTTAGCAACTTGTCACGCGAAGCTGAGTCGTGCTACTCTCTATAAACCGGAGCGGCCAGCGACGTTACGAGCGATGTGTGAAGTCGGTGCAAAAGCGAAAGGCATAGATTTGACTGATCAAATCTATGCTTCACGTTTAGACCGTGAACTTGACATGATCGCTATGAAAAAATTTGAGGACTATTTTTACATCATCACTGATCTTGTTAGTTGGGCTAAAAAGCGGATGGTGGTAGGACCAGCGCGTGGATCCAGTTGCGGTAGTCTAGTCTGCTACCTACTGGATATCACTGCCATCGACCCCATACCGTTCAATCTCGTATTCGAGCGATTCATTGATATCAACCGTTCAGACCTTCCCGACATTGATCTAGATTTTTCCGACATACAACGCGACGCAGTATTCAATTATGCGTCCGATAAATATGGTCGCGAGCGAGTGGCGCGGCTCGGCACTGTCGGTATGTTCCGGCCCAAGAGCATCCTCAACACTTTTGGCGCAGCGTTAAAAGTACCTGTGTGGCAAACGAATAAATTGAGCGAGAGCCTTATCATTCGATCCAGCGGTGATGCTCGCGCTAATCAGCAATATGAAGATACGCTTAAGGATACGCTGGCTGGACGTGAACTCTTGGCCGACTACCCAAATATGATTTTGGGTAGCCGACTAGAGGATCACCCGACATTCGCCGGTCAACACGCTGCCGGTCTTTGTATTACGCAAGACGCCATAGACAAATATGTTGCGATCGACCATCGTACCTTCAGCACCATGTGCGATAAGAAGGATGCTGAAGAATACAACATGCTCAAGATCGACATGTTGGGGCTAACGCAATTATCCATCTTTGAGCGAACGATGCAATTGCTTGGGCTCGAGCCGAAAAGCGGATGGCTTGAAAAAATACCATTGAATGATCCTGCGGCATTCGAGGTTCTCAATCGGCAACACTACTCCGGCATTTTCCAATTTAACGGATTGGCACTTAAATCCCTCTCGCGTCAAATTCATTTCGATAGCATCAATGATATTATCGCAATAACAGCTCTCGCGCGACCTGGACCGCTTGCGGCTGGAGGAGCGGCGGATTGGGTAAAGCGTAGGATGAAGCAAGAGCGAGTAACATATCTCCATCCGTCTCTTGAACCGTATCTTAAGGACACATTCGGCGTGGTGGTGTTCCAAGAACAAATTATGCGCATCGGTCGCGAGATAGGCGACCTCACTTGGGAGGATGTTACCGCGCTTCGCCAATCGATGAGTAAATCTCTCGGTGCGGAATATTTCAATAAATGGGGCGACCGTTGGAAGGCTGGCGCTATCAAGCGTGGCTTCTCAAAAGAGGAAGCGAATAAATTTTGGGACGCGATGTGTCAATTTGGCTGTCTTAGCGGTGAAACCGTTTTGCGTAGTCCATTTGTAAATCAGACTGGGATAAGAACGATCAAATTGAAAGATTTATATAAGGCGAAAGGACGAATGCCTGGAACGCGATCTTGGAAGCCTGTTCAACTTTTCAATCTTCAAGGACAAGCCATTAAAACTGCACGAGTGGTAGATGTAATTAGCTCTGGTCAACGTGAGACTTGGCTTGTTGAGGTCGATTCAGGAGAAAGCATTCGTGCTACGATGGATCATCGTTTCTTAGGACCAGATGGTCAATACCGAACACTTAGAGAATTAAAGAGTGGTTCTCCAGTATTGTTGATGGGAAAGGCTTACAATCCAAGGCGAGTAAAAAAAGGAACAGGAAGCGGAGCGCATAATTGGTGGCCAAAGGCGAAGGCTGGAGAACCTCTATTCAAACGACAAGTCAAAATTCTTAGAGCCAAATATAAACGTTGCCAAAATTGTAAGCAACGACCATACGAAGATACACATCATATCAATTTTGATTATACAGATCATCGTATGGAAAACCTCCTTCCAGTTTGTAAGAGGTGCCATCATAGACTTCATGGACCGGCTCCCGTTCCTCATACAGTAGGTAAATCGCCGCGTGTATCTCATATTGTTTCTATCTCTGATCCCAAGATCGAAGACACTTATGATATCTCGATGCCGTTTCCGAACAACAATTTCGTTGCAAATGATTTCATCGTTCACAATAGCTGGGCCTTCAACCTTGCTCATTCGGTCGCCTACGGAGTG